AGACACTTATGGGGAGGCTTAGTCATGAAAAAACCTATTGTTAAAAGAGGATTTGGCGGTGCTATAGCAAAAGCGGCTGCTGAAAGAGAGGTAAAACGGATTGCGAGAGAAAAAGCTGCACAAACTACTGCTAAGAGAGCGGCCACTAAAAAAGCAAAGGCTGCGAAACAAGCTGAACAAGAGGCTGCAAGAAAAGCTGCTGCATTGAAAGCCGCTGCTACCAGAAAAAAGAATAAAGCTATTGCTGCTAGAAAAACATCAGGTAAAAGAGGTCTTCTAGCTCTTGGAGGAGCAGGTGTTGCTGCTCTTGCTGGAAAAGCAACATATGATGTATCTACACAACCAAAAACAGCAAGCGCAAAACCAAAACAACCTAAAAAAATGACATATGAGCCTAAAGGATTTAAAAAGAGTATTAATGGAATGATGGCTCCCCGTAAATCTAAGTCTTACTCGATTAAGAGTGGCGATACTCTTTCACAGATTGCTAAAAGACAGGGAACTACACTTAAAGCTTTACTAGCAGCTAATCCAAGTATAAAAAATCCTAATAAAATAAGGATAGGACAGAAAATTAAAATGAGTACGCCTGTAAAGGGACGTAAATCAGTTTATCAGGGACTGTCTAAGTCACGAATGGCTGGTATGGCTGTGAAAAGAGGAGCAGGAGGTGCAGTAATAAGGGGTCAATTAAAGAAAGCTATCAAAAAGTTTAAAGATGCAGGAGGAAAGGTATCTCAAATTCCTACACAAACAAGAAAATCAGCAGGAATACAAGAAAGAATACCTTCTGCTGCTGAAAAGAAACAGTTAAGGGCTGAAATAAAAAGAATAAACGATCAAATTAGATCTTTAGAACGACTTACTGGACAGACAGGCAAGGGTGGTGCTACTTCTGGTCTTGGACAGTCTGGTGCAGGTAGTGCTAGTCTTAGAGGAACTGGTCGAAAACCTGCTGCAAGAGTAGAAAAAAACTTAGGAGGACCAATTATGAATCGTCAAGGCTATGGAGATAGGAAGGATGAGTCTATTGCAATGAGGCTTAGAAAGAAACGTACACCAGCACAACTTCGTGCCAGTGCAAATGAGTCCTATGGTAAGTTTGGTAGGGGTACTGGTACAGGCGTTATTAATCGTGGGGTTGGAGGTGCTGCCTTAAAAGCTTCTTTAAGAAAGAAGGTTAAAGAAGGCACTAAAAAATTTATTGAGAGGGGTGGTAAGATAACAAAACTCCCAGAAGCAAAACCAAGAGCAGACTATACCGCAGGTCCAGTAAAAAGGAAAAAGAAAGGCAAGGGTGGAGAGAAAACACCTTTTGTAAGGAAAGCTGGTGGTCCAGTAAAAATTACAAAATATCCTGAACATAAACCTCGAAAGAACTATGGTAAAAAAAGAATAGGAAGGTCTACAGCAAAAGTTGTAAGGAAAAGCGGTGGTACTCTACTTGTAGCTTCTTCGTATGACTAAAGAAAAGGTTGATGACTATTCCAAGATAGATTATAGTATTCCTAAAGTTAATAAGGAAGATTATAAAACTTTTAAGGAGTATTTTCAAGCTCGTTCTAATTATGTACAATTAAAGTTTAAAGATACTTATGGAAGTAAAATGTAGAAATTGTGGACATGGTTCTCATTGTGGAATGCCATTAATTAAAAATTTGACAGGGTATGCTGAAATAGAACAGATAGAAATATGTAAATTATGTCGTTGTGAAAAATGTATAAAGATATAAATAGAGTAGTTCGTAAAAAGAAGAAATGACAACCTGTAAGAATTGTGGTCATCCTTCTCATTGCGGTATTCCTCTAATAAAAGATGTTAGAACACATGCTGAACTTAATGATGGACATAGTGAAACAGAACAAATAGAAGTATGTAAGAAGTGTTGTTGTAAAAATTGTACGGGAGTATAATATGATTGATTTGAAACATTTAAAAGATGTAAAATTAAATTACATTAAGCATCTCAGATTTACATGGTTTGAAAGTATCAGAGGAATGTTGGTAATGATAGGATTAATAATACATGGCGTATTCCCTTTTATTCTTACCAATATGTTTTCCTCCTATATTAAAAATGCTGATATAAGAATTAAAGAAATTGGTACATAGAGAAAGTGGAAACTATAAGTCATGTTTGCATACACTGCGAACACACCTGTCATTGCGATATGATGTGTTCTTTTCATGATGGAAATAAAGTATGTAAATGTGATGAATGTAATTGCAGACCCTCTGATTGGGGCGCACCTACAGAATATATGGAATAGGAAGGGATAGAATGGCAGTATCAGGTACATATAACTTTAATCTGGATATAGATCAGGTCATTCAAGAAGCTACCGAAATGATTGGTGGTGAGGATACACTTGGACATACACCAGAATCTGCCAGACGTTCTATTAACCTGATGTTAAGGGATTGGCAGAATAGGGGTATTCTTCTCTGGACGACAAGTACTACGGCTGTTACAGTAACTGCTTCCGTAGCTGCCTATTCTTTAAGTAGCTCTACAATTAATGTTATGGAAGCTACAACTCGTAGAAATAATACGGATATTAAAATTACCAGAATTACTCCTGAAGAATACTTACTTATCCCGGCAAAAACTCAGACAGGAAGAGCTTCCCAGTATAGTATAAGGAGAGGGAGAGATAATCCTGTTATGTCTATATGGCCTATACCAGAAAATTCTACCGATATTCTCAGGATGGAAATTGTAAGTGAAGTTCAGGATGTGGATAAGTCTGCTATACAGAATGCAGACACTCCTAAAAGATTTCTACCTGCGCTTACTTGTGGTCTGTCTTATTACTTATCTATGAAAAGACCGCTTGTACCAGATACCAAAATTGCAATGTTAAAGGCAAACTATGAGGAGATATTAGGAAGGGCAATGGAAGAAGACAGAGAAAGAGCCAGTATTTATCTTCTGCCCAGACTGACATTTTATAACTAGAGGAACTAGAGTTCTATGGCAACACAAAGAAGAGCATTAGCGATGTGCGATACATGTGGATTTGTTTATCCGCATAGAGTCATGAGATTAAATAGTTATGGAATGCTGGTATGCCCTCAAGACTTTGAAGGACAATATGATTTAAAGAATAATCCTCAGAATAAAGTACCAAGAGTAAAAGATAACCCTGCTATTAGAAATCCAAGACCCGATAATGGAGGTAGGAACATTCAATGGAATAATGCTTCTACTAAATGGGATGAGACAGAAAGGCTTTGGCAACAGATATGACAGATTTAACAGGAACATTAATATCCAATACCTATAAGGATTTATTACAGGTTAACTCCAGTGCATCTAATGGTGGAATAACAACTTCTCTGACTAATGTACAATCAGGTAATGGAGTTAATACAGCATTAAAACTTGCTACTAATAAAGGACAGATAACTGGAACATTTGGAGTATCAGGTAATACAAGTATTAGAGGTGGTCTACTTATAAGTCAGAATGTATGTGCGTGTGCATATTACGGAGATGGTTCTAATCTTACAGGGATTTCGGCTGCTGCAACAGGTGATATATGTGTAGGTAGTGCCTCAGTTGTTGGTAATCTATATGTAAGCGGAACAACAAGTATTACTGGTGCGACTGTTCTACATTCTACTGCAACTGTAAGTGGAGCTACTGGCTTTCTAGGAACAGTTAGAGTTAGTGGTAATACTACAATAGGAGGTACTCTGGATGTACTTGGGAATGTATGTCTGGGAGGAAATGTAACTGTAAAGGGTGATGTACATGTAAGCAGTAAAGTATGTGCCAGTGCCTTCTTCGGAGATGGTTCAAATATTACAGGTATTCCGATTAGTGGAAATATCTCAGTAGGTAATGCTACTGTAGCTGGTAATCTTTATGTGAGTGGGACAACAAGTCTTACAGGAGCAGCAGTTCTTAAGGCTACAGCTACCGTATCAGGTAATGTAGGATTTCTTGGGACAGCTAGAGTAGCTGGAGCTACTTCTCTTGAAGGTGCTGTAGTAATGGCTGATACTGCTACTGTATCAGGTAATGCTGGCTTTCTAGGAACAGTAAGAGTAGCTGGAGCTACTAGTCTGGAAGCTGCCGTAGTAATGTCTGATACGGCTACTGTATCTGGAGCAGCAGGATTTCTGGGAACAGTCCGGGTAAGCGGTAATACGACTATTGGAGGTACACTAGATGTATTAGGAAACGTATGTCTAGGCGGTAATGTAACTGTTAAGGGTGATGTTCATGTAAGTAGCAAAGTTTGTGCGTCTGCTTTTTTCGGGGATGGCTCTAATATAACTGGAGTACCTGTAGCAGGTAATATCTCAGTAGGTAATGCTACCATAGGAGGAAACCTATATGTAGCAGGTACAGCCACAGTATCAGGTAATGCGGCTTTCTTGGGGCAGATAGCTCTCTCAGAATCAGCAGCAGCTTCTGTACATACAACAGCTATTAATGGAATAGCTTCTGTATCCCTTAATTTTGGAACAGGACAGAATTTTCTGACTACGGTTACAGCAGCACATACAATGGCACAACCAACAAATTGCAGAGTAGGACAAACAGGAAGTATTTTCTTTGTACAGTCAGGAGGAAGTGGAACCCTTTCTTGGAATGCTGCTTGGAAATTCCCGGCAGGAACTGATCCAACCTTCTCCACATCCAGTGGAGCAGTAGACAGATTAGATTATATTGTTGCTTCAGTATCTAGTGATGGTGCTGGTGACAATATTCAGGCAATTTTATCACAGGAATATGGTTAATGTTTCAAAATAATTTATTAATGGCCGCTGCAAGTATAAGTGATGCTGCTTATACTATAGATTTTGGTTGTCGCTTTGATACTGGTGCGACTGCTAATCTATCAATATCTAATGGCACTTCAACAAGTAATACTATAGCAACAATTGCTTTCTGGTTTAAAATAGGAGAAATAGCAAATAAGCAAACAATGTTTGGAGTAGAAGGGCTTACTGAAGGGTTGGTTTTTGATGGAAGTGACAAACTGTATATTGTACATGGAGCGGGAGATGTTGCATTCACGACCACACAAGTATTTAGAGATCCAACTGCATGGTATCATTGCGTAGTTATTTATGATACGACAGAAGATACAGATACCAATCGTGTTAAACTCTACATAAATGGCGCACAGGTTACTGCTTATACAGCAACTACTTGGCCTACTGAAGATGAAGTATTTGGTGGATGGAATAAGAGTGGATCTTCAAATGTAGTGGGGCGAGGGGATAGCGGTGATCCATGCTATGACGGATATCTTTCAGAATTTCATTCTATAGATGGAGTGGCATATGGGCCAACTACATTTGGAGAGTTTAATGATTATGGTGTTTGGCGACCAATAGAGGTTACTGGTGTTACATATGGTAATAATGGATTTTATCTGGATTTTGCAGATTCAAGTAATCTGGGTAATGATGTCAGTGGTAATGATAATGATTTAACTAGTAGTGGTCTAGCTGCTGACGACCAATTTC